ATCGTCAATCTGTGCCTTTAGTGCTTCCACAACAGCCATGACGTTGCCCATTTGCTTGCGAGTAGTGTCAAGGCGCTCCGCTACGTTAGCCGCAAATTCGTTGTCTGTGGCATTGGCTAACAAATGCTCAAAGTTTTTGGCGTCGAAGTCATAATGAAAATATTCGACCTCACGAGCATATAGCGCATCCGCAAGAGTGTCGTATTTGTAGTCTGTTGGAAGTTGTTCGTATTTCATAAATTTCCTATTGCGAGCTAAGTGTGAACGCTACGGCAGAACCAGCACCCGCAGGCAGTGTCGCCGGATTAGAAAACTTAGTGCCGAAACCGCTGCCGCTCCAAGGATAGACGGAAACAAAAGGTGTGGTCAGGTGCGCCACGGCAATAGCATCGCCAGAAGGATTAAACGCAACGCCATAGGCATTACCCACAGGCAATGTCGCTGGGTTGGCAAATTTAGTCCCAAAACCAGAACCGCTCCAAGGATAGACAGAGATAAAAGGCGTTGTTTCATGAGATACTGCAACGGCAGTGCCAGACGGGTGGAATGCTACACCATTACCCGAACCTGTTGGCAGCGTGGCAGGGTTAGCAAATTTAGTGCCAAATCCAGAACCACTCCAAGGATAGACAGAGATAAATGGCGATGTAACGTGTGCAACAGCGATAGCATCACCGGCTGGGTTGAAGGCTACTGCTTGGCCCACATTCGTCGGCAACGTAGAAGGGTCGGTAAATTTAGTCCCGAAGCCACTAACACTCCAAGGGTATGCCGAGATGAATGGCGAAACACTGTGTGCTAAGGCAAGAGTGTTGCCGGATGGGCTAAAAGTTACTTCTGAGCCAAAACCAGTCGGCAGCGTAGCGGGGTCAGTGTATTTAGCTCCGAAGCCAATAGCACTCCAAGGGTAAACAGAAACAAAAGGTGTGCTTACGTGCGCTACGGCAATAGCGTTGTTAGAGGGGCTAAATGCTGCGCCAAGGCTATTGCCAGCCGGAAATGTAGCTGGGTCTGCAAACTTTGCGCCAAAACCATTATTTGACCAATTATACACCTTTATAGAAGGTGAGCCTTGGTCAGCTACTGCAATAGCATTGCCAGATGAGTTAAAGGCTACTCCACTTCCGAGAGTGCTTGGCAACGTAGCTGGATTGGCAAACTTAGTTCCGAATCCGCTAGTAGACCAAGGATAAGCCGTAATAAAAGGTGTTGTCGTATGGGCTACAGCTAAAGATTGCGATACTGGAGCGCCTGTTTGGTAAAGGTAGTTAGCCATCCATTTTGTTGCGGTAACTTTAATGCACATTAGTGTATTGTTTACGGGAACAGAAATTGTGCCTGTTGTGCCGTTGCCAAACACCAACGTGTCGCTCGTTATTGCTACGTTTACTAACGTCCCGCCATTTTCCACTGTAAATAACACAACCGTGCCGATAGGAAACGGCACAGCAGAATTGGCAGGAATTGTATATGTCCTGACTGCCGCATCAGATGCAGGGTGAAAAATCTGCTTTCCAGCGTCTTGCAGCACAAGCGTATAATTGACAGCCTTGATTGATTGTTCAAACGCAACAGCGCCGCCCACAGAAACGCCGCCAGCCGTTGTGCCGTCACCAATGAAAACTTTCTTGTTGTCAGTGGTAAACAGAAATTCGCCAGAGGCAGGCGTTACGGCTGCGCGATTGGCTTCTGTGCCGCGCTTAACTTTGATAATGGTCGGCATTAGAATGTGCCTCCGTCAACAATTGAAACATTGCGCCAGTTTGCACCTTCAACCGGCGTAACGCCTGTGTTGATTGTTAGCGCCATCCAGAAAAAGTCATTGTATAAAACAGACTCTCCAATCTGGTATGTGGTGCCGGCAGCATAAGCGCCTTTGAAATTGGCAGTCGCTGCTTGCCCAAGCGCCGCCGCCGCATCAATATAAATTCCTAAAGCGTTTGCCTCAGTGCCAAATGTCGGCAGCGCACCGACAAAGGCATCCGCTTCCGTCGCAAAAGTAGCTGGATCGGTTGAACGCGACGGTGCGGGGGGCAGCGGCGTGATAGTCGGTGCGGGCATTTAGGTTAGTCCTTCCACCTCAATGGCGCAATCAGAGATGCTTGGCGTTGATATCACGATATCGAATGACTTGTAAAACCCATAAACCACAGTTTCGGGCCGATCATCTTCACCGATAAACACGGTCGGCGTTGTGCGAATATCGGCCAACAGCTTTTGCACCGTGGCAACGCGGCTGCTTTCCACCGTCACATCGTAATCGGCCCGCTTGCTAAAACGGCGCTGTTCAACCACCGTGTTGCCAAAGGCATCGGTGGTCTTGATCGAATAATCTTGAATCGAAACGCTTGTGCCAAAGTTAGCAACGCCGATTAGTGATTGCCGCCCGATCACCATTTCGCCGCAAGCCGCCGTGGCCGCGCCAGCGTTGATTGTCACCGTGATGGTGGCATTCAGATATGTGGGCAGATCGGTGAAAACCGCATCGGTAAGCGGATAGATTGGTTCGAAAAAATAGGCATACCAATCAACAATCAGCGTGTTGTCCTGCAACGTCTTTGTCTGATTATAGACAACTCCGCTAACCGGATCGTTCATGGTCACGTTGATCGTGTTGCCCGCCAGGCCAAAGAAGGCGGCAGCGTTGATGATTTGAGTCGGGTCAACGGTGACCACAATCGTTCCGGTGCGCGTTGTTTGAGTGCTGATTACGTCATCAAACATTTTGAAGCGGTTGATCGCGCCAATGTCCTGCCAGCTTGGCGGCGTCAACGTCACGCCGACTGTGGGATTGTCCGTAGTGGAGGCAACGATGACTCTATAAAGCCGGGTGCCAACATAACGCTCTTGGCCAAGCGTATAGGTGCCAGCCGTCCACAGCGTTTCCGTGATCGCCACATTAGAGGCGGTCAGCGTTGCGGATGTGATGGGCTGCGGCGTTACAATTTTCATCAGTAATTCCTTGCCTCTGGCAAGCCGTCGCCATCCCACCGCACAAGCTGGTTAGCCGTCCTGCCGGTGTTCTTGGCGATGGCGTAAAGGCTGGCGCGCATCTCATCGCGCAACGCGGAAATCTGGTTAGCCGTTGTCAGGCCGCCGCTAAGAATGTCGGATGTCTGATTGGCGTTATAGATGCGGCTTGCACCGGTCGCCTCAATTTCTGGGCCATTTTCGCCAACCATCCGCAAGCCGCCGCTATGCATACCGCCATTGGCAAATGGAGGCGGTGTTCCACCAGTGCCGGCATACGCATCACCTTGGGCATAGGCCGGATTGACGTAAGACTCAGCGGCCCGCGTGGCAATGCTAGTCAAAATGCCTTGCAAGTTCTTGATTGCATCGGCCACGCTCAAAACGCTTTGATCCAGCGTAATCAGTCCCTCAACGCTTGCATTCAGCGCATCAAGCTGACTCTGTGCATATTCCTCCATCGTCTTTGTTTGGACGATAGCCAGGTCAACCGCCTTCATGACGTTTTCAATTTCGCGGTTATATTCTTCCGGCGTCAAGAAGTTGGCGGCAGCGTTCAGGTAATTTTGTGAGACGCCAACAAGCTGGGCAATCGCATCTTCGTTGCCCTTGATCGCCGCTGCGCTAATCTCATCAAAGCGAACGCGGGCGGCCTGATATATTTCCTCTGCGGTCATAAGCTGTTCGGCCAAGGATGCGCGGAAACTTTCAAGGTTGGCGGTGAAGCCGGCAAACTTTTCAATCGTCGCGCCGATGGCAGCGGCCTCGCGGTTGTAAGCATCGGCAAGCGCATTGCGTGCTGCGGTGATCTGTTCCAGGACCTTCAAGATTTCATCAGCGCCCAGGCCCGCCAGCTTTTCAACCAGTGCCTTGCTGCTTTCGGTCAAGCCTTCAAATGCGCCTTTCGTAACAGCATTCTTGATCGCGGCTGCAACCGCTGCCTCTGCGCTGGCAAAACGCTGATTGCCAGCCGCCTTGAAGTCGCCGCCCATAGCGTTGAAATAAAATTCTTCACCGGAAAAGCCGATGCTGCCAAAGTTTTGACCACCACCCACCTTTCCGCCAAGCACGGTTGCAATGGCGTTTAGGGTTTGGCTAAATTCGGTTCCAAGCGCCAAGCCTGCCTTTTGACTTTCTGCGCCGCCGCGCTGATTGAACACGCTGCCCGGCCCGGTGGCAGACAGCATCACATCGGCAAAGTTGTTTTTGCCTTTAATCAATGCGCCAACCGTGCTGCCCAGCACAGAACCAATCATGGTGCCTATCGGCCCAAAAGCCGATCCAATCGCGCCGCCAATCGCACCGCCAGCCTGCGCGCCTTTTTTGTTCCCGCCGAAAATGCTGGTGCCAATGTCACCAACCGCAGAACCAATTTGCGCGCCGGCCCCAAGTTGGCCAAGGCTGGTGCCAAGCCCGGCCAGCACGCCGTCGATGCTTTTCCCAATGCCCTCAAACGCCTTGCCCATATCGGCGGAAAATGCCGGAAACTCTTTTCGGATCAAGTCACTCAGCCGGTCAACCGCGCCGCCAATCTTCTGGCCAAATAGATCACCAATGCCGCCCAGCACATCGCTAAACGTGTTTAGGTTTTTTTCCATGCTGGAACGGAAGGCGGTGCTGCCAATCTCAGCCATTTCTTGCAGCCGCTTTCCAGCGCCTTGCATGATGCTATCGTCAAATTTGAATGACTTTTCCAGCGCCGTCACAGCCTGGCCGGTTTCGATAGCGATATACTCGCCAAGCGTCTTGCCGCCCTTTTCCGCTGCCGCCTTCAAAGTGCGTTCGTCAAGGATCGTATCTGCACCGCCCTGCATACGCTGCTTTGCGGCGTCGATGATGTTGGCGCTCAGTGTGTCGCCCGCTGCGCTAAAGCCCGCCTTGGCATCGCTGAATGCCTGCTTAATCTGCCCGGTGAACGCCGTGCCGGCAGCGTTAGCCGCGCCAGCGTAGCGGTTTTGCAGTTCGGGGATGTCCACGACCAGATCAATCTTTGGCAGTTGGAACTTGCCAAGGATCGTGTTTGTTGACGCAATGAAGCCGTTTAGGAACGTCTCCAAGCCCCTCGACATGCCATTGACGGCTTGGGTCAACACATCGCCCATTGCGGCGGGCAGCATTTTATACGTCTCAATAATGCCCTGATAGGTGCCGACGAACGCCGCATAGATGCCAGCCGCCACATCGCTGCCCAGTTCCGCCACAAAGCGGAAAGTGGCAAAGAAGCCTTCCTTGAACGCATCAAAAGCCGGGCCAAGGTTCAAGGCGTCCGAAATGGTCTTGCCCAAGCCCTTGAACACGTCACCCATCGTGATGGCAGCCGGGCCAACTTCCTTTTCCAGTTCCTTTAGCTCTTTTCGGGTCAAGCCAAGGCTGGCTTGGAACTTTTCCAGTTCGCCGGTCTTGCCCACTTCCGCCTGAAAGTCCTTGAATGCCACAAACGCCGTGCCAGCCGCAGCGGCAAAAGCCAGAAAATAAGGATTCATCGCAACAGCCGCCGCAACGCGGCCCGTCATTGCGGCAATCTCTACAGCCAATCCGCGCACACTAAGACCGGCCTGTCCCATGATGCCGGCAATCTGTGTGCCTTGTTGTGCAAAGACCATCATTGGATTTTGGCCGCTGATCAAACTCACGCCCACATCCTGCAACTGAAAGGCAAGGTTCTGTGCGTGATGGCTGGCCAGCTTGCTGCTATTGCCAACACCACCAATGTGCGGCGTGATCGTTTGTGCGTTGCGTTCGGCCCTAAGCAGTTCCGCGCCCATGTTGCGGATTTCGCGCGACAGTTCCGCCGTAGGTGCAGCGGCAGCGGCCAGCTTAATTTCCAGCGCCTTGATTTGCAGAGATGACTTGCCAACCGTCTCTAGCTCACGGTTAAGTGAATCCAGATAGCGCACCGCATCAAGCGTCGGCTTGTGGGCGGTCTGCATTGCATCGGCCATGCGCTTTTGGCTGGCAACCATCGCGTCAACAGCGCGGCCAGTATTGCCAGCCGCAGACGCAAGCCCCTCAAGATCGCGTTCGGCGGTCTTGGCGCTTGTGCTATCTACTGCAATGCGAAGCCTGGCAAGTTCGGCCATTCAGCAAGCCCCAATCTGTTCATGCTATCTATGCCACAGCGCGGCTATTTTTGCAAAGCACCCTTACCATCGTTCACTTTGTCAGCCCAAGACGACATAGCCTTGCTGATTCTGGCGCGCCGATCTGCGGTCATGCGTTCCGGTGACATAAAGAACGGCGGGCAAGATGCCTGGCTGGCCTTCGACAGCGCCGCAGCGTAATCATGTGATAGGCGGCGGATTGTGCCAACCTCCCATGCCGATAGGCTGATGCCGCGATTAGCCTGCCATGCGGCTATCTCAAGTTCGCTAATGGCCACCGGGCTGCTCATCGCAAGCGGCTGGGCTGGGCCAATCTCGAAAAGCAGTTCTAGCAAATAGCCGCCAGCGGTGATGGGCGGCAGATCGCCGCCCACCGTGTCACGCCTTGGCCGCTTTTCTTTTTCGGGGATGGTGTTTAGCCAAGCGATTTGCTTGACGTAAACCGACAGCGTTTCAATCGTCTCCGCGAAAGAAATTGGCGCGGTTTGCCACAAACTCCTGCGCCTGTTCACGAATCCACGGCCAATCGGTGTAAACCGTCACCGCGTTAGCCTTTTCGCACTTAAGCGCCTTGCCATCCAACTCGAAGCCCGTCCATGAAACGGTCAGCTTCGCCAGATCGTCAATCATCTCAGCCGCCAGCTTTTCGGCGTCTAGATCGGCAGTTGCCCGCTTGCCCTTGGCGAGACGGTTCAAGGCCATTTGCTGCTTCGCCATCTGGATTTTGCGATAAGCGGCGCTGTCTTGGCCCAAGAGCGTGATGGTCATGCCATCAAGCGGTTCTTCGGTCTGCGGATGCACCAGTTGCAGCGTAGCGCCTTCGTCGGCCTTTACGGCCTTAAGCGTGTTCAAGTCCATGTTTGCCCTTTCATGTCAGCCCGAAAGTGCCAGCGGCAGGCGGCGGGCGATCCGCTTTTCGGGTGCTACCCTAGCCGCTGGCGTTCCGTGTTACGGGGCAGCGACCTTGATAACCTTGTTGTCGATTTCAAGCGTCACTTCGGCCATCGTGATGGCGTCGGCGTTGCCCACGTTGACCTTGTAGCTCATCACTTGGGCGGTGAAATACTGGATTTCTCCGTTCACCAGCAGCACCTTGACGGCAACCTGTGCGTCGGTGCCGGCAGCCGCTTCGGCAGCGTCCTGCAAGATCGTCTGGCCAGCATCGTCATCCGAAACGGCCATCGTCAAAGCAACGCTACCATAATTCAGCGAACCACGGCGCTTGGCAACAATGCCGGTCGCCAGCGGGGTGTGAGTGGCAAGCGCGGCTTCCGCGCCAAAGGCCGGCAGTTCGGCAAGCTCACCGCAAGCCACCCAAGTGAGGGCGGCAAAGCCAGCAGAGTTATAGGTTGCCGGCGATGCGTTGGCGACCGAAACGATAGTGCCAACAGAAGAAACAACGTCAGACATAATTCGACCTCCTACAGTCGCAGCGCGCGGCTGATTTCGTTAATGCTAATCCGCACCATACCACTTGGAGCCTGCTTTGAAAAGCCACCAACTGTCTTTGGCCCTGGGCGGTATAGGCCAAATTCTAGCGAAGCGATGTAGGGAAGGTTGTTCGTGATATAAAAGACGTTGCCGGGTGCGTTCTGCACGTCACGCGCCGCCGCTGAAATTGTCGCGGTGCCGGATTTATCGGTGGCGCTAATCTCATTGTTTGGCGCTTGATTGATGCTGGTTTGCCAGTTTGCCCGCGCCCGCCCTGTGTCAACCGGCGTCTTAAGGATAATGTTGGAAGTCAGATCAAGACAGATTTTGCTAATCACGGCATTAGCCGCTTCGCCTGCCTTTTCGGCAAACTTGCTTAGATCAAGCGCAAAGTCACCGCCCGCGCTCATGCGAATGCCCGATATTCAATTGACAGCGGCACAGCGTAGCGATCACCGTCCATCAGCGCCGGCCCCATGCTGGCCCGCAAGATCGTCACGGTGATGCCGGATCGCGTCAATTGCAGGCCGCGCGGGAACAACGCCAGCACAGCATCAGCGGCCACCCTTGGCGGCCCTTTGGTCGCGCCCTTGGGTGCCATCACGCTCACCTGATAGATGCCGCTATATTCGTCGCTGGATGCGTTGGAAATGCCCACGGCCAGCGTGGCAGCCGGTAGGAATGACTCTGCCAGATAGACACCAGAGGGCGGCGTGAATGGCGAGTTTTCCCATTGCACCTGATAGCCCGCCAGCGTGTTAAGGCGGGCGCTCAGGGCGGCGCTGATCGTGGCTTGACTCATTGCACCGTCACCGTTTCGCCGTCTGCATAATCAAGCGCGATTTGCGTTCCATCAGCCTTGCGGATTAGCACAGTCGTGATCTCATCGCCTTCGGCAATAATGGCCTCAACCGTGCCGCGCTCCCACTGCACCGGAAACCAAATATCGCCGCCGACTTCCAGCATCTCAGACATCAGTTTGACCTCAGTTGCAGGATATAGATGACATCAGCGCCGGCCTTGCGGATCGGCCTCACGTCCATAACGCGGTATGTTCTACCGTCAACGGTCGCGGTGCAATTGACTTCCGGTCGCGGCGTGATCTTTTCCAGCGTCAAGCGGATGTCACCAGATTGCACGGTCGTCTGGTCAAGTTCGTTTTTGCGGTATTGGCCGGGATAGCCCTTGCCGGTCACGGTCGTCGCAGCCGTTGGCGTCTGCGCTGCGCCGGTCACAGGATCGAAGGCCGGTGTGCCGGGAAACGCAATGCTAACCGTCTCGCCCTCGCGGGCAAGCAAAAGCGCGGCGCGTTCTGCAATGCCCGTCAAGTGCGGATTACCGTCACAGAGGCAAACGCGCCGCCACTGCTTGAATTGGTGTAAGGTGACAGGATGCGCGCAATCTCTGTGAATTGCGTTCCGCGCGGCCCAAACTCGCTATATTCAATCTCAATCACGTCCACCTTTTCGCGGGTGATCGTGCGGCCAGTGTCGGGAATCAGATCGGTGTTCGTCGTGGCCTTAAGCGCCATTTCAATCGTGGCGCGCACCACGGCAGATGGCACCGTGTCGCTATCGACAAGGAACATCTCCACCCAAACGTCATAACGCGGCCACGCCAAAGCCTGCGCTTCGGTGTTGCGAAATCCCTTCCATGCGCTTCGATAGGTGGCTTCTAGAAAATCCGTCGCGCGGATTAGCGCCTGTTCCTTGGCTGTTGTTGTCAAAGTTGACCAGCCCGTAATGCCGCGATCCGCAACATAGGCATCAGCCGCCGCCACGCTGGCAAAGCTGTTAGCGTTTGCAAGGCCGGCTCCGGTTTCGACAACAAACGCCATCTTTAGCTTCCCTTGCGCGGCCTGCCACGCTTTGCCAGAATTGGTGCCAATGCTGGCGCAATCGGCTCTGCCTTAGCTTCTAGCACAGGCTCCGGCTGTTTCACAACAGCGCCGGGCGGCTTGTAGCGGGCATCTAAAATCTTGAAGCCTGCGGCGCGCAATTCAGCCTTGCGGGCTGCGCTCACCGGGTGCGGTTCATATGCAATCTTCATTCATCGCCCCTCAAAGGTTTGGGGCTGGCCACTCCCTGCCAGCCCCATTCCCTCACGTCTTACGACATATCGCCAATGGCGATAACACCAGCGGTGTTCTTGATGTCGGTAGCAACCTTGTCCCAGTTGGTGCCGGTCGCCAGTTCGGCATCAGTCGGAGACTTGCCGCCGTTGGCTTCGTCCCAAGCATAGCCCTTAAGGCCAAGGCCGAAGCTGTAATCGACCTGCATCGTCGTTTCGATGCGGGTCTGACCGTTGGACGTGTCGATGTTGCTGATGACATCGCCACCGTCAAACACGGTCGCAGCGCCAGACACCAGGCCCAGCACCTTATCCTTGCCCGGCGAACCGGCCACGGACAGAGCCGGGGCATCGGTCACGATCACGGCCTTGCCCAGAATGTCCACCACCTGAACGCCCTGTGCATAGAACAGGCGCGCGGTGTTGGTCAGGTTCTGGTCAACCAGCTTGTGCAGCATGGAGCCGGTCATGACGTTGGCCAGGATGTCCATCGAACGATCACCAAACTTGGCATGTGCGCCGTTGATGACGTTGTAAGTCACAACGGCATTGGTGCCAGCCGACACGTCATTGGTGGCAGTTGCTTGGTTCTCAATGGCAGCCACAAGCGCCGCGACGGCGGTGTTAAGCTGGTCACGAAGCAGGGCTTCGGCAAAGTTGCGGCTGGCCACTTCGATGCCTTCGGCGGTCGGCTTCTGGAGCCAAGTCAACTGCGACGGTTCGAAACGGATCGGGCCGAAACCACCGGCAACCTTCACCGACACATGCTTAAGCTGGGTCAGATCGGTCGGCGAAGCAGCACCCTGCGCGGCATAGCGATCAACGCGGCGCTGGGCCGAGTGGATGGCGGCGAAGAACGATTCCTGCAAGAAATCGCCATCAAAACCGGCAGTGGTCAGACGGATGGTGCCGTTGGAAGCGGCGTTGAATTTGTCAACCATCTGGCCCAGCGTTTCGATGGTCGCTGGCATCACATACTGGTTGAAAACCTGCATCTGCGAAAGAGACATGACGTAATCCTTAGTTAGCCATTATTGGCAAGTTCGGGGAAGCGGGAAGCGATGGCGTTGACTCGTTGCGTTTTGTCACCGCCAAGGTTTCCCTTGGGCTGGATATTGTTGCCGCCCGAATTGCCCCCAGATGCACCGCCACCAGCATTTGCGGGCGCTGCAACGAAATGCTTGCCCTCGTCGGTGGCTGCCCATTCCATAACGGCATCGGACAGCGGCTTATCCCCAAGAATGGCTTTGTATTGCCCGCCTTCGTCGGCAAGTTTGGCATTTGCACGAAGCATCGCCTTAACTGCCGGCATCAGTTCGGGCCTTACGTTGGCCTTTAGCAAGGCATCAGACAAACCGTTATCAATCAGATAGCTTTGCAAGGTGGCATCTTTGGTCTGCAATGTTTTTTGCAGTCCTTCGATTGTCCTGCCGCTTTCCTTTTCGACTTTGGTCAGCTTGGCGAAAAGTTCCTCATTGGCGCTTTGCAAGGCTGCAAATTCATTCGGGTCAATGTCAGCGCCCCGCGCCTTCGCTTTGACCGTCTTTAATTCGCCTAGCAGTTCCCGGTTTTTCGCACTCAGTGCGTCCACCGCCGCTTTCAGTTCTTCAATCTCGCTATTGCCTTCGCTCATTCTTGGCGTCCTCTGGACTGATGGCCACTGGCCGTTAACTCCAACATGGGCGCAACCCATGCTGCAAGCGCCGATACTTTAACAAAGTATGATGTCAATAACAAGGTGGCTGATTAGCCGTATTTTTCACGCAACTGCCGCAGCGTTAGCGGAACGCCTTGCGCGTTTAGCAAGTCTTGCAGCGTGATCTTGCCATCACGCCAAAGCTGGGCGCGGCCCTTGCCTAGCATCTCATCGGCAAACTCTACTGGCTTGCCTTTCAGCCAATCTCCGAAAGTCAGATCGGCGGCCACTTGCCCATCCATGCTGGCGCGAGTGGATGCCGGCACTTCATCAATGTCTAGGCCAAGTTCGCGGAATGTTTTGGTGATCGGGATGATGGTGGATCGGCAAGCCCAATGCGCGGGCGGCGGCCCTTGCCACTCAATGTTATGGCCCTGCGGCTTATAGCCGGGCAGCGTCCAAACAAGGCCGGATCGCGCAATGCAAATGTCACTAGTGCGGCTGTCTAGAGTGCTAATCCACTGCACCGCTTTGATCAAATTGGTGTTGGCCTCAAACGTGGCAAGCCGGGCATCATTGGCCACCGTCTGCACCGCCGTTCGGGTGACTGCCATAACGTCACGCCGGCCACGCGGGAACGCTTCCGGCCCGCGCATTCCGTCGCCAACAATTGACCGGGCAATCTGTTCATTGGTATCGCCCAGCGCAACGCCGGTCTTCACGGCCCGCTCAATGTCAAAGGCGATTTGGTCACGGATGCGGCGGAACCATTGGCCCATCGTCGCCCCTTGCACCAGGCTTGTGCTGGCGATCCGGTCGATCACAGATGCGCCGGGCAGAACGGCATCAATGGAAATGGTGGCAAACGCCTGCCGGGCAAAGCCAGCCTCTAGCGCCGCCAATTCGCCTAGGTTCGGTTGCGTGATCTTCACCAACTTTTGCAGGTCTGCGATGGCGCGATCCAGCCGCTCGCTCTGAAAGCTAGTCAGAGGCTTGCCGGTCTTGATCCGCTTTTCAATCTCGCGTGACACTTCAAGCAACTGGCGATTAAGCCGCGCCTGTTCACCAGCCGCCAGCCGGTTAAGGATTAGCTGGCGGATCGTATAAAGATCAGCCAAGCGGTCAGCGGCGTTCACGGTGCCACCCGATTAACAGTCAAGATGATTGATGGCGTGGCAGGGCGCACCGGATTAATTCGCGCCGGTATCGCGCCAAGCGTCACGTTTGCGCTACTGGCAGACCACATCAGCCGGAAATATTCGCCTGCACTGACACGATAAAACAGATTCCATGCCGCAACCGCTGCGCCGTCAACGGAGCCATGCCTTGCCGGCACCGTAATATCAGTGCAGCTATTAGGCTCCGCTGTGCCGTTACGCATCAGCCAAATGCTAACGTCATGCTCTTGGCTTTGCGTGTTGACTAACTGGGCGCTGAATTGGATGTTGTAAATCCCAGGCTGTGAAAACGTCACCTTCACGTCATCGGTGATCGTAATGCGAACGCCTTCAACGACATTTTCGAATCGCATCGGCGCGGCCACGTTTGGCACTTCGGTTTGCGTTGTGCTGCTATAAGCCGACAGATAGGCCGGCAAGTCTTTGCCACCGCCGCCCGTTATGATTTGCGTGGCTGCCTTGGGCAGTTCAATTTCAAACTCGCGGCCATCGTCTAGCGTGATCCAGAACGATCCTTCGTCACGCTGTTCCACCAGCGCAATGCCAATTCCTTGACTGCCAGTAGCGCCAACAGGGCCAGCAGGGCCAGGCCGACCATCGACACCATCACGGCCATCAGCGCCGTCATCACCACGGCGACCATCAGTTCCACGCAATCCCGCGCGGTTTGCTTCCATCCAGATAGAGACGGCAAGTTCGATCTCCTGTTCTGTTGGCGGGCGGCCTTGCGGCCCTTGTGGGCCAATGTCACCTTGCGGCCCCTGCGGCCCTTCCGCGCCCGGCTGGCCATCGGCGGGCTGTGTGATGTTAGCCGACAGCCAAGCCGTAGCGGCATCACGGATCGCCTCATCAGTCGGCGGCGGGCCAGGCTCACCATTCTCACCGGCTGGGCCTTGCGGCCCTGCGATCAATTCAAAGCTGCCTAGATCATTGACGCGCCGATTCAGCGCGGCAACAGCCTCGACCAAACTTGCGATGATCTCCGGTTCCATTACAGCCCAAGCCGCGCCCTGATTGCCGCCAATGTCCCGCTTTCAATCGGCGGTGCGTCATCTTCATCGTCGTCGTTCGCCATGCTTGGCCCGGCATCTTCAAGCTGGGCCTGATAGGCGTCAAACGTCATGGCATCGCTGACAATCTCGCCCTTCTGCATGTTCTGGAAAAGGACGGACAGCGGCATTGCGCCGGTCTGATAGGCCATGACAAGCTGTTGCAACATTTGTGGTGACATGGTGCTAGAAACATATTCGGTGTTAAGATCATAACGCGCCGTTTCGGGTGCGCCCACCCAAGCCGCCATGATGTTCAACGCCTTTGACAGCGCATCCGATGCCGCGCGGGCAATGCTGGCCAGCGTTGACCGTTCGCCGCTAGTGCGAAGTTCAAGCGTCTGGAACGCCTCACCGCTGCGCTTATCATCAGCCAAGAAACGCGCGCCAAGGCTGGCCATGCGGGTTTCTTTGTCTTTCATTGCCTCGCGGATTGTTGACAAGCCTTGGCCGGTAAACTCCAAGAACGATGCCTTGGCAGACGGATCGGGAAACACCCAAGCGGTCTTGCTGCCCAGGTTTAGCGTCTGGCCTTCGTCAAGCTGGACGCCGGCCACATAAGGCGTCGGCAAGCCGGTGAAGTGCAAGCCGTGTTCATAATCCGCCGAGTTGCGATAGTGCGCGATGTTGGCGTCGATCAGGTCAAGCAGCGGCGGCTTTTGCACGTCCGTGCTAGAGCTATTCGCGCCCAGCACAATGAATGGAATCCGCCGCATCGGCTGGCCACGCATAAGCGGATAGGTTTCGGAAACCGTCTCGCCCTGCTGGGTCATCAGGCGAACGCGATAACCTTGCTCTGTCAGGTCAAGAACGCGATAGCGCGTCACCTCTTGCGTGGTGAAATCGTCCTCTGGCACGTCATGCGTTTCTTGCAGCACAACCATCGTCAAGATTTTGATGCCGCCGACATTTGCCGTGCGCCAATTCAGGATTGTTTCGGCTTTATAAAGCCGCATGAATGGGCGGATGTTTAGCGCCTCTGCGGCGGCAACGGAAAGGTTCGTTGGCACATCAGCGGGATAATCCACCATGATGCCAACACGGCCCACAGCGGTCTGTTCTTCGACCACCTGTTCGCTAAACTCGCGCAAGTTGTCACCCGACAGCGTGATGTCATTGGTAAAGCGATCAATTGCGGGCGGCAATTCCATCTGCGGGTTTTTGGCAAAGATGAGGCCGGTCAATGCGTCCACTGTGCGCCCGCTGGCGTTGAAGAATGCGGCGCGTTCAGCATAGGTGCGATATTCGGATTCCGATTGCCCGCTAAGGCGCGGCAAATAAATCTCTTGCGTGAAAACCGGATCGTAAAGACTGCCCTGAAACCGCTGCCCTTGGCGGCCATTCTGCAACACGGAATCGCGGCCTGCGATCACGTCACGGCAACGCCGCCAGCGCCACCGATAAGCGTCATATTGTTTGTGCGTGTTATTGACGGCCATTAGGCAAGCCCCGGTAATACATTGCGCGCGCCACATTAGCACAAGGTGCGCCGCGCGGCAAAGGCATCAAGCGCCCATGATCTGCGCGAAGCGAACTGGCCCGCGTGATATGCCATATTTGTAGAATATGAAATAGCCTAGAGCATCATTTAAGT